TTGTAACAGATTGGCTTTCCTCACAAGCAACAAGCACTCGGAGAACGCCAGCCGATAACACGGGTTTGGCAAAATGGCTGTTTAGTTCTTCTATCAACATTTGTTCTTAATTTTAAAGTTTAGTAATTCTATTTAGCTTCGGGTTCAGCCACTTCGCCAAGCCCGATAACGTTAGCACCAATACTACTTTAGTGCATATAATTCAAATGACGATAAAGCCCTGCCAGCTTTCAATTTGCCATCGGAAAAGAGCCTTAATAAACCACTCTTTTTAAGGCAATCAATACTCCACCCTTTTGGCGGTATTATAGTTGGTAAGTTTCCTTTCCACTCTCCATAACCACCTATGCCATCAATATGTATAACATCACTACATCCACTCAACCTACAAAAAGGCTCTTTCCCTTTCACCGCAACAAAGTCCATACATCTAAAGCCGCTATCGTGTATATGTTTTGTAGGCAATATTATCATACTATCAAACTCGCCTATTTCCTCATCCCATTTCCGTTCAGGCAGGGCTTCTAATTCCTTTTTAGACCAATATTCAAATGATTTGACCGTACTGGTGCTAACAAGCGGTAATACGGCATTGCCTTCCGCTTCGTTGATACTTTTTTCTGTGTTCATAATAAATTCTATTTTTTGTATTTTTTTAATTTTATTTCGTGATTACAAATTCGCTCAATCTCATTTTGAATATCTTTTACTACTTTTTTTATAATAGTTCCTATCGGTATGTTAAATGTCATGTGACTAAATTTAGGCTCATGTGTGTCATTTTCAAAGGGTGATTCTTGAAGATAATCAACATTCCATATAGTTAGTTCTAGCATTGAATCGGATAATTCTTTCATTGTAAAATGCATTCGTGCATCGTCATTAACTCTTTCAGATTTATCTTTTAAATCTTCAATCGCCAATATAGTATTGACTATTGTTTGTAATTGTTCTAGTGTAGTTATTTTTGGTTGCATTTTTTTTTTGTTTGTTCAAAGTTAATCAATCTTTCGCAATTATGCAACTATCTTGTAAATTATTTTTAGCATTATATTGTGATTTTAAAGTAAATTGTTATTATTTTCTATTAAATATACACCAATATCACATTATGTTGTGATTTTTACATCACTTAAAATGAGTTCTATAATTGCAATATTTAATTCATTGTCGATTAGTGTTACTATCATCTGTTAACGGTTAATTCTGCTTTAGCGAAGCTCAAAATACTTCTTATCGAATCGCATCTGTGTGTAATTCCACGATTATATCGCTCTGCTAGTTTTAATAAATAAATGTATTCCTTACACTTTGCATTCGTGTATTTAGTTAATACGGTTGGTGCAATGTTCTTTAGATTAACGTCACTCATTAATTCCTTAAATACACTTTCTAACTTATCGTTTAGATAGTACTCCGAATCAGCAACACACTTTCCGCTATTTCCTTGCCATGCGCTTAATTCGTTTAAATAGCTTAATAATGCTGGATAATCACTCTCGTTTATTTCTTGTGAAATTAGCGTGTTTATGTGGCTAAGTTGCTGTGTTATTTCTTCAATTGTTAGTTTCATAAACTTAATGTATTATAGTATTCTCTAGCCTTTATAATTTTTGCTTTCATTCTTTCAATTTCCGATTCATCATAATTATACTCAAATGTTTTAATTCTTTTTTCAATCGGCAAATGTGAAAATGTATGATTTCTTCTAATTTGATTTGCTATCTCATCTTGATTAAAAAGCTCATCTGTTATTTGCATTTTTAACTTAGATAATTGATAATTTATCTCTTTATTAAGAAGTTGCTCAGGTGTATCAATTCCGCAGTAACGTAATTTGAATTTCTTTTTATTTCGCAAAAACATATAGCCAAAACCTTGCCATTTGTAATCTGAATTTTCTTCTATATTGAAAAATGTTTTTAAGCTCCAAGAACATTTTGTATCTTCAATGCAATCTGATAATTCAATATCAAATTCACCTTGAATATAATCATTTTCAAATCTTAATTTGTTTTTTTCTCTATATTCAGAATCGTATTCAGTTAATAATTCTATTGCTTGTTGCTCACAATATAATCCTTTTATTAGTTCGCTAGTAATAACTACATCTTTGTATCCGTAGTTGTTCATTAGCCATATTTCTCTAATATGAGATTTTGCAGTTTCACTTAATTCTTTTTGGTCAATCCCTTTTCTTGGGTTGCTCATTATTGCACCTAAAGATGAACATCTAAATTTTATTTCTTTCATAGTTGATTTTTTAAATAGCGTGGATATTTCACCACGCTATAATTTAATTCTAAAACGGGAGGTCGTCATCTATAACATTCTTGTCATCATGGCTTTCATGCTCTTGTCCACCTGTTACAGCCAATTTATATTCATCTGAATTTATCATTTTATTTTTAAGATAATCAGGTAATTGACCAAATTTAGAAACATCAAAATTTTCATAAGTCCAAATAAAAGATTCGTTAATCTGTGGAGGGCAAAGCAATCCTTTAGGAAGTGTAGATACGCTTCCGATTTCAGCGTATGTTTTTGTTCCGTCTTTGCTTTTTTTATGAGTTATATTTAGCATACAGGGCGCACCAACTAATTTTTCAATATCAAACGCCTTTGCTTCATCTTCAGTAAAATCTTTTCCTCTCCAATTTTTCAAGAAGTTTCTTAATGTTGCTTTTTCGTGCAATGATAAAGTAAATTCTTTACTAATTACATGTGGTTGTTCACCGTTTTCTTCTTTAAAAACTTTTAGTTCTGTTGGCAACTCCCAAGTAATACGAACTTTATTTAGTTTTTTTACTACGCCTAAGATATTTTCTTCAATAGTTCCTAAATGAACCATTGAATAACATCTTGCTGGATAACTTCCGCTTGGAATTGGTTCGTAAGAAGAACCGCCTGTGTTTGTTGCAATAATTGCCATAATTTTATTTGTTTAATGATTAAAAAATATAGTACCTGACTTTGTTAATTCTGACATATTTATATTTTAATTTAGCACCGTCAACATTACTTGTACGGTCTTGCTGAGAACTCGTTTGTGTCGTGATGACTCGTTTTTAAAGACAATTAATCATCCTTCGTCTTAGTATTCCTTTCTCAAGGGAACAACACATCATATATTAATATATGAATTTTAGAATATACAAATTAAGTCATAGATAATTACTTTGATGGAAGGAACTACCTTTTATCCACCAAATCCACTAACACTATTGGAATAAGTTGATATTTCTATCTTAGTAACTTTTAACTTATAATTCAAGGACTTCGCTAACCTCGTTGATAATAAAATAGATATTATAACCTTATACTCTATTTTTTCCAAATTTACCCAATTAATTGTCTGCGGTATCATTGTACTATATTATCAACTACACACAGTTTATGTATTATCCTGTATGGTTATATTTTCAAAGAACTATGCAAATTTACATATTAATTCGTAATTACGCAACTCTATTTACGTTTATTTTGTAAAATTCTTTAATTAAATTCGTTATCCTATCGTAGAATATCATGTACTCAACATCGTTTATCGATATTAAATCTTGATGCACTTTCTTCATGTGATATATACTAGAATGGTCTTTGATTCCTAGATAGCTAACTATATTTTCAATAGTATCTGATGTGTTATCGTTCAAATAATTAGCTATTATGAATCTTGGGTAAGTGTATTGTTTTTGTCTTCTTTTACTAATAATAGAATAGCCTATTTTTTCGCTAATAAATTTAACTAATGTAATGCTTTGTTTATTTTTTTCGGTTTTATATCTTACTCTGATGCCTAGCTCTTTATTCCTATTGTTAATTTGCACATTTAATTCTCTCCTTATTTTGCAAAGTTCTTCAATTGTTAGTTTATTGTAGTCTATGTCCATTTTTGTTTTATTTTAAAAAGTTAATAATTACCATAGCAAATACAGCTATAATTAGCCATATTAAGCACTTTAATTGTTCTTTATAGGTTACTTTCATAATTTAAAAAGCAATGCTAAAAGAAATATTAAAAATAGAGCTATGAACCATTGTAATGCGTTTACTGTTCTCATATTTTAGATTTTAGATTTAAAATAAAGAAACCACCGAGAACAAAAAACGTAAACCAAATGTTGAAAATCACACTCTCGGTGGTTATAAAGAACTCCATTTTATAGCCTTTGTTGGCTTTTGATTTTAAAGTTTATCAATTAAATCGTGTAATTGCTGTTTGTTTAAAATCTTTTCTTTTCTTTTAAATGATGTAAAAATATACATAAGTAATAATGCACTTGTTATTACATCAATAACAATGCTATGTCC